ACGTGGACCGTCTCCGTCCGTAAGGGCGTAGATGTCCTCGCCGGGCAACCGAAGCAAGTTATGCTTCTGAAGCTGGACATATCGGTGCCTGCTGGCGCCGATGTGGCCGATCCGGAAAGTGTCAGGGCTGGTCTTTCGCTTCTCGCGGGCGCCCTTTGGGCGCAGAGCGCGGGAATGGGTGATGCTTTGATCTCGGGTGTCATCTAGCATTTGCTAGGAGGCTTCGAGTGAAAAAGCAAAGAGAACCTAAAGGGTTAGTAATAGCCTTTTTGGTCACCCTTCTGATCCTGATTTCTAACCAGGATCCTGATATGCACAGAATTGTGCATGCAGTCTTACTTTGGCTTTGGCCGTGGTAAGAAGAGCGAAGTACCTAATGAGAGTTGAGAGAGGAACCAGACCATGGCAATGTCAGATCTGCTCTTTTCGGACCTTTTGAGTGATCTAGGAAGTGCCCTGCCAGCCAACTATAAAGTTGGTGATGACTGGTCACCGGACCTAGACCCTACTCAGGTTGCAGCAATAGCGCTGGTAAAATCCTTTAAGAAGAAGTATTCTTCTTCTGCGAGGACGTCACCGGAAGGCGATACTGTAGCTTCGAAGAAGTTCCTCCGCTCAAATGAGCGTTGTAGAACTTGGGTCTACGCTCCGAATACAAGCTTGGACGCGGAACTTATGGGTGAGTTTCAAAACTTGCTCTACCGGTTCTTCTATCCGAGTGGTCACAACCTTATACCGCACGTAAACGATCTCTTTGATCGTGGTCGGTGCGGGCCTGGAGTGGCCGTTGGTGCGCGAGGAGAGGACTTCTATACGAAGTTTTTCGACTCGCCACTGACGTGTACCAAAGAGGCTCTCGCAATCGCATATAGTAACGCGATCGCCAACGACGAAAAGCACCTGTGGGGACAAGCGGATTTTATCCGCTCTACCCAGTACGGTGATCCCGAGTTGGTTGAAGGTAGTAGGTTCCACTTCGTCCCGAAAGACGATACTACGTCCCGGATGATTGCCATTGAACCCTCGCTGAATATGTTTTATCAGTTAGGGCTCGGCAGGCTATTAGAGGAGAGGCTCGTGTCCTTCTTTGGACTCGACATTACCTCTCAGCCTCAGATCAACCAGGAGGCGGCCCGTTTTGGAAGCGTGACCGACAGTCTAGCTACGCTAGATTTAAGCAATGCTTCTGACTCATTGGGCTTACCCATGCTGGAATGGGCTTTACCTCGTCCTATCATGGACGTATTAAAGTTGTTACGGTCCCCTAAAGGGACCCTCTCTGGCGAGCCGCTTGAGTTACACATGGTTAGTACTATGGGAAATGGTTTTACATTTCCTTTGGAAACCCTAGTGTTCTCATCTATCGTTGTCGCGTGTATCAAGTCTCATCGGGTTCAACCGGTAAGGCCATACACTTCCTCGCTTCCTAATCCTGAGCACGAGAGTGCTCTGGGCTATTGGGGAGTCTTCGGAGATGACATCATATGTCATTCGCGGGTTGCACATCGTGTAACCCGCCTCCTCGGTCTCCTCGGGTTCGAGGTAAACAGCGACAAGTCCTTCGTTGAAGGCGTCTTTCGCGAGTCCTGTGGTCGTGACTTCTTTAAGGGTCACGACGTTCGAGGCGTCTACATAAAACGACTCGATACACCGGAATCTCGCTATGTTGCTATCAACGGGCTCAACGTCTGGTCGGCTAAGACAGGGATTTCCCTGCCAAGGACGATCAGGCGGCTCGTGCAATCTGTTAGGTGGCTTTTAGTTCCACCGGCAGAAAACCACGATGCTGGAATACGAGTGCCTTTCAAGATGGTCAAAAGCGTTGTTTTGGATCCTGGTACGCAGGCGGTCATTTATGAGCGCCGGCAACCCAACCCAAAACGCCTAACCATCAAGGACGGTGAAATTCGTACTCCTAGAGAGCTGAAGAGACGCCTATACAACCCTGAAGGGTTGCTTTTGGCGTTTCTCCATGGCAGCGTACGTGAGTCCCGTATATCGCTTAGGCAAAGCGAGGTACGGTACCACTCGAAGAAG